TTCAACCAACCAAACAGTTCAAAGATGAATACAGTGGCGAAGGAAATGTAATGAGACAATTTGAAACTATGTTATCAGAATTAGACATTGCTGGCTGGACTGCGGTACAGGGTAACCGAAGTGCAATTGGTGCAGACTTAGTAGAAGCAAATATGATGGGTGGTTCTATTAAGAAAGGACAAATAGGGCACTTCATATTATCAGTGGCTAAGACGTTAGATCAAAAAGAAGAAGGGAGAGCAACATTAGCCATCTTAAAATCTAGATTTGGGAGAGACGGAGTTGTTTTTGACGACATTGTATTTGACAATGGTACGTTAACTATTGACACTAGTGAAAGTAAGGATGTGACACTATTACAACATGAGAAAGGGCAGAAAAGAAAGGAGTCTAATTTCATTAGTGAGACAATAGCAAAGAAAAGAAGTTCAGTAAATAATAATTAAAATTAGTAAAAGGGTATTTTTTGAATGGTTTACACACATAAATCATAAAGGGAAAGACACCCTCTAAAAAAAAGGAAAAAAATTAAAAAAATGGAGTTATCAAACAAAATTTTATCAGACATTACCGTACATATGAAGTACGCAAAATTTCTCCCAAAAGAAAACAGGAGAGAGACATGGGAAGAGTTAGTTACTAGAAATAAAGAAATGCATCAAAGGAAATATCCAAAGATTAAGGATGATATTGAAGAGGTGTATAAAATGGTATATGATAAGAAAATATTACCTTCTATGAGATCATTACAATTTGGTGGTAAACCTATTGAAATATCTCCCAACAGAGTATATAATTGCGCATATTTACCTATTGATCATGTTGATGCATTTTCAGAAACAATGTTTTTATTGTTAGGTGGTACAGGTGTAGGATTTTCAGTACAGAGACATCACGTTGAGTCTTTACCTGATATTAAGAAACCAAACCCAAATAGAAGTAGAAGATATCTAATAGGTGATTCTATTGAAGGATGGGCAGACGCAATTAAAGTATTAGTAGAATCTTATTTCGGTGTTAAATCATCTACACCTATATTTGACTTTTCAGATATTAGACAAAAAGGTGCGTTGTTGGTTACTTCAGGTGGTAAAGCACCAGGACCTCAACCACTAAAAGATTGTATTCATAATATTAAAAAGGTATTAGATGCAAAATCAGATGGTGATAAACTTACACCTATTGAGACACACGATATTATATGTCATATTGCAGACGCAGTTTTAGCGGGTGGTATCCGTAGAGCGGCGTTGATTAGTTTATTTAGTGCAGATGACGATGAAATGATTTCTTGTAAGTCAGGTGCGTGGTGGGAACTTAACCCACAAAGAGGTAGAGCTAACAATTCAGCGGTATTACTAAGACATAAAGTAACTAAAGAGTTTTTCTTAGATTTATGGAAAAGAATTGAACTAAGTGGTGCAGGTGAACCAGGAATTTATTTCTCTAATGATAAAGATTGGGGTACTAATCCATGTTGTGAGATAGGTTTACGACCTTATCAGTTCTGTAACCTATGTGAAGTAAATGCTTCAGATATAGAGTCACAAGAAGACTTTGAAAAAAGAGTTAAAGGTGCGGCGTTTATAGGTACATTACAAGCGGGTTACACAGACTTCCATTATCTTAGAGATGTATGGAAAAGAACTACACAAAAAGACGCATTAATCGGTGTAGGGATGACAGGTATCGGATCAGGTGTAGTATTAGGTTATGATATGAAATCTGCGGCGAAGGCGGTTAAAGAAGAAAATGAAAGGGTTGCAAATTTAATTGGGATTAATAAGGCTGCTAGAACAACTACAGTTAAACCATCAGGTACGTCATCATTAGTTTTAGGAACATCTTCAGGAATTCATGCGTGGCATAATGATTATTATATTAGAAGAATTAGAGTAGGTAAGAATGAAGCAATTTATACTTATTTATCTATTAATCATCCAGAGTTGGTTGAGGATGAAATTTTCCGTCCACATGACACTGCGGTTTTATCTATCCCACAGAAGTCTCCAGAAGGTTCTATTTTAAGATATGAATCCCCATTTGAATTATTAGATAGGGTTAAAAAAGTATCGCAAGAATGGATTAAATATGGGCATAGAGGTGGGCAAAATACACATAATGTATCTGCAACAATTTCTTTGAAAGAAGAAGATTGGGAACTTGCGGGAGAATGGATGTGGGAAAATAGAAAACATTATAATGGTTTATCAGTTTTACCTTATAATGGCGGAACATACCAACAGGCACCATTTGAAGATTGTGATGAACAAACCTATAATACTATGATGAATTCACTAACTAGCGTTGATTTAACTAAGGTTATTGAGTTACAAGATAATACTAATCTATCTGGTGAAGTTGCTTGTGCAGGTGGGGCTTGCGAAATTGTATAAGTTATGACAGTAAATGCAAGTAACGATTGGGTACAACAATTATATGTGAGGGAGTTTGGAAACAAACTCCTTCCTTCTGATTATTACTACGACAAAGATGGTAGAATGGTTATGACTGAATCATATCACTTAAGAAGAGGTAGATGTTGTGGTAACGGATGTTTACATTGTCCGTTTGAACCAAAATATGAAAAAGGTAATACAAAAATAAGAAAATCACTACAATCGTAGTGATTTTTTTTATATCTTAAATTTTTCAGAATAAAGATATTTTATCATCTGAATATCTTTTTCAGTTAAATAATGATCATGATCTAATATAGAATTATTTTCCTTATCGTAATGAGAAAAACCTAACATATGAAACATTTCATGTCTAATTGTATTAGAAAAAGATTTAAATTGTTTATTTTCGTCCATATCGATATGAATTGAAATTTCGTCTATTTTATGATTAATTGAAGCTACAAATGTGATACCTATATTAAGTTTAATTTGATCTTTTCTCCATTTAAATTTATTACCAAACTCTGTATCTGTTAAGAAATAAATAACTACGTTAGAAGAATCAATATTTTTAACCATACTAATATTGATAGGTTTTATTAATGGTTTGAAAATTTTAATGTTTTCAACTACATCTAATGAATCTTGTTTACTGTAGTTACCATATAAATATATCTTAATATCCTTATACCATCTATCTCCACCTTCTGTAACAAGTGAAATTTCTTCTTTAGTAAAAAGATTTTGAGAAAAATCCACAAAAGGATTTAAAAATAATAGGATGATAATTAAATTTTTCATAGTTGTTTTATATTTATATAAGTACAAATATAATAGTTTTTTTTTAATAAACAAAAATTTTTAAAAGAATATGAAGAATCTTTTTGAAGAGTTACAAAGAATTAAGTCTTTAATGGTATATGATAGCACCCCAAATATTAATGAAGTGAGTACTTCCTCAGTTCAAGGGGATTCATCTAAACCTGCGGAAACTAAAACAAATGATAGTAATAAATCTACAGAAACTAAACCAGAACCTACTAGTGATTTAAAAAAAACAGATAAAAAAGATTGTGTTTATATTACAAACACTGAAAGATATAACACTGAAAGTGATGTAAATACCGAAGTACCTGAAAAATTCTTTCAAAGATTTAAACAAAAAGTAGAAGAACAATTTGGTTTATTTGAAGATGGACAGTTCACTGTTGAGGACATTAATGTATTTGGTGGTGCTAGTAACTACTGGAAAGGTAGTAATAGTAATAAATTTCCTGCGGTAGAACCTAAATATTGTAACGAATATGATGTTAATGTTGGTATAAAATCATTAAAACCTTGGGGTTCAGGTTGTAAGGGTTTTGATAAAACTCCGAAAGCTACATATGATAAAAATGTTACGGGTAAAAAGAAGAATGAAGATTTAGCAAAAAGAAGGGCGCAAAAAGTTTTAGTTGAACTTACAAATAAAATTGTTGCATACGCTCAACAAAATAATATTAAAGTTACAGATAATTTTAAACAAGAAGTGAAATCAGTTGAGTCAGGATCAATATATAGTACCGATAAAACTGACACACATTCCAGTGTAATGGCAGCCATTAAAAGTGGTGAATTAAATGCGGGACAATTTGTAATGATTGACGCAATTTTATGTTTTACACCTAATGAACAGTGTCCCAAATGTATGAATAGGGATCCACAAACAAAAAAATGTAAATGTAAAGAAGGGTTAACAGAAAAAGATGGTAAATGTTATTGTCCTAATGGTAAAGAAGCAGATGAAAATTGTGAGTGTAATTCATGTCCAGATCCTTGTATGACATTTAATAAAGAAACGAAAAAATGTGATTGTCCAGAAGGTATGACATTTAATGAATCTACAAAACAATGTGAATGCCCTAAAGGTTTTAATAAAACAGAAAATTGTAAATGTGAAAAAGGTAAAGAAGAACCTTGTCCTGATAAATGTATGAAACGAGACGAGGACGGTAAATGTAAATGTCCTGATGGAATGAAATACAATGAGGAGACAAAAGTATGTGATTGTAAGGATGAAAATAAAGTAAAAGTACCTGGTGGTTGTAAATGTGAAAATAAAAAACCATCATTAAAATGTGACTATAATATAGAAAAGAAAGGTGTTAGGGGTACTAAAGAAAATAATTACGTTGGTGCTTCATTACAAACATCTTTTCCAGTGGGCGCAAACGATTCAATTATAATAGAATTTGATTCTGTTGTGGTACCAGATGCATTTTATGTTAAATATGGTGATCAAGAATATTGGAGTGGTTTTATGGGTTCTGTATATGATATGAAATATAGACAAGTTGCGTTATCGATTGAAGATAGAAAATTAATGTTACCCATACAAAGTAAAGGAGTAAAAGACTATATTAAAGACTCCTTATCTAAAGGAGATAATGATTATAGTGAAATGGTTAATGGTATTAGAAAATTTGTGGGGGAGTTAGTTATGTACAAAAGAAATAGAGATTTAATTGGTGGTATTAATAGTGCGATTAGTGGTGTTGATGGTAAACTTAAAGTGGATTCTCTATTTAAAAATGGAGATGGTAATGCAGAATCTATTACGGATAATATAATAAAAGGTGGTTCATTAAGAGATAACATTAAAAAATACGAAGGTATTATGAAAAGTAATGTTACTTTTACAATAGATAAACAAGAAGAAGATTATCCATTAACTGTTTTAGTGTTTTCACCTTTAGACAGAACAATTTTTACTATGAAAGTTAAATGTCAATAAATTTTCTTTATTTTTATTATTCCTTTTAAAAAAATCTATACTATAATATTTATATATAAATGGCAAAGACTAGATATATAAATATTGATTTCCCTTTTAAAGATAGTAGAAAAGGATTTTACTTAGAGTTAAATCAAACAGATAAAGATGCCATAAGGGCGGACTTATTACATTTATTATTAACAAATAAAGGAGAAAGATTATATTTACCCGATTTCGGTAGTGATTTGAAAAAATATATTTTCGAACCAAACGATAATATAACACATGAAGATATTCGTAATAACTTAAATCAAACTATTTCTAAATATATACCTAATTTAATTATTAATAGTATAAATTTTAGAAATGACGAAATTGAAGAATTAATAATTGTTGAATTAACCTATACAGTTACTGAAGGGACATTCACTAGTACAGATACAGTAACATTAACATTTTAAGATATGGTAAAAAAGATTGATTATAATGCTAGAAATTTCTCAGATGTCCGAGCACAACTAATTGAGTTTATACAAAAATATTATCCTGAAACATTTTCAGATTTTAATGATGCTTCAGTTGGTATGATGTTATTAGAATTAAACGCTGCGGTTGGTGATATGTTATCTTTTCATACTGACAGAATGTTTAATGAGACACAAATTAATTATGCACAAGAGAGATCTTCTATATTAGAATTGGCAAGAACTTTTGGTTTAAATATTCCGGGTAAAAGACCTAGTATTACAATAGTAGACTGGACAGTTACAAACATACCCGTAAATGGTGATACTTTTGATATTAGTTACGCACCTAAAATTTTAAAGGGTTCTCAAGCCACAGGTGCAGGTAAAGTTTTTGAATTGTTGGAAGATTGTGATTTTGCCTCACCTTTTACTACAGGTGGGATACCCAATAGACTCATAATCCCAAACATAGATGGTAATGGTATTATACAAAACTATTCTCTTACTAAAAGAGAAATAATGTTGAATGGTATAACTAAAACCTATAAAAAAGTTTTAAATAGAGGTGATTACAGACCTTTTTTAGAAGTTATTTTACCAGAGGATAATGTTTTATCTATAGAAAATATTATCACAAAAGAAGGTACTAACTTTATTAATCAACCAACAGAGGAAGAATTTAATGATTTTGATTTAAGTTGGTACGAAGTACCCGCATTGGCTCAAAACCAAATTTATATTGAGGATGATAATGCAGTTTCTGATCGTGAAGGTGTGGTAGTTGGTAAATGGAAAAATTCACCACAAAGATTTATAAAAGAATATACAGACAATGGTTTCAGTAAAATAACATTTGGTGCTGGTGATGCAGACACTTCAGAATTAAATGAATTTATTGGGTGTAAAGGACAGGTTAATAGAATTGGTAATTTTATAAATAACTTATCATTAGGTGAAATACCACAACCGAATAACACTTTATTTATTAGATATAGAATTGGTGGTGGTGAAGATA